TCTGAGCAGAACCATGCAAAGTTGCATCAGTAGTTAATGTAAATAATTCAATTATTGCTGAAGGGTTGATCTTTTGTAGATCAGTAATAATAGGAGCAGTACTCATGGTTCAAATACTTCTCTAAATGTTGTTCGGATAGTTGCTCTATTGTTATATGGTATAGATTTTGACCAAGTTTCGCAAACAAACTTTTGTGCAGCAGTTTGACCTGGTGCTTCAAAATCAAAGCTGGCACTGTCATTTGCACGGGCATCAAGGAAGGTTTCTATTTCATCTGCCTGAGTTTCAGAAACTTCAAATGTAAAGTTATAAACTTTTGGATTCTGATGCTCTGCTAATCCAAATAATATTCTATGTTCAAAACCATCAGCAAATTTTACTGTTCTGGTGTTTGGTGCGGATCTTTTTTGCTGTCCGTATGTAGGTTTTATTGAAGGGAATGTAGCCATTATGAAAGCATACCTCCTGGTCTTTTTTGTTTAATTAATTCTGATTGTATAGCAACTGAAATCATACGACCAAGTTCTCTGCCCTGCTCTTCATCTCCCTCAACAGAAGATCCAGAAGCATCTACGTTTACCACGATATTTGTCGATCCACCAAGAGCATGGTTTGGTGTAACCATACCAGAAACTCCTGGTGTAAATAATTCTGGTCCTCTTTCTCCTACAAGATAACCACTTCCTGCTTTTACTGAACCTCCTCCTGCTCTTACTCCTACTGTTAAATCAGTATGCTGACTTAAAGGATTACCTAATGGACCTAAAGGTGCTCCTCCAAACGGACCTTTATTAAACAAAGAACCTATTCCACTAAATAACGAACCAAATAAACCTCCACCACCTAGTGTTCCTCCTGGATTACCAAATAATGCCATGTTAAATGCAGCATCAATTAGTTTGTTTAATACATTATTCAGCATATCGTTGAGAGTAGACGTTCCACGGATAAGACCTTGTAGGCCATCAGCAACATCTGTTGCAAGGGATTGACCTAATGATGCAAACTGTTGTTTTATTTTTTCTGCTTGTTCTGCTTGTTTTTCCAGTAAATTATTTTGTCTTAAAAGATCTTCAATCTTTTTACGATCTATTTCTTGCTCCGTCATTCCATCCTCTAGCATTTCTTTTATTTTTGCATCAAGTTCTTGTGCGAGTAAAACCTCTTCATGGTTGCCATTAATTTTTGCTTGTAATAACTCATTTTGCTGTCTTATTTTCTTGAGTCTTGAATCTTCAATTAAGTTTACGGTTCTTTGTCTTTCTATTCCTTTTCCTATTATTGCAAGCTCTTCTTTTCTAGCCTCTATTTGTGCTCGTATTCGGTCAGCTTGTTTTTGTCCAGATCTACCGCCACGAACATTTTCTAATTGTGTTTGTAAATCTAATAATGTTGGATCGGTTCCTGCTCCACCTACATTTGCAAGTCTATTTGTTTCTGCTCTTGCTGCTTCTGCTGTTATAGGAGTAGCGAGTAGTTTTAATATAGGTGCTAGGGCTGCTAACATTTTAGTTCCTAGCAACTGGAACGCATTTCCTATTAATCTGCTAGTTTCTCCAAATTCTTTTAGATTCTTAACTCCTTTTTCTCCTATCTGCTGGTTCATTTGCTCAGTTACGGCTGCTAAAGCTGCTTGAGTTCCTTCTGTCTTTTTAATTAACTGTATTTGTTTTTCTCTTTCTGTTCCACTTGCTCCTAAAGCTGCTGTAAGTCCTTCGACATCAGGAGTTAGTAGGTTAAATGCCTGTCCTAATTTTGATACAGCAGCTATTGTATTTTGGACTTGTTGAACTATGGCTGTAGCTGCAATACCTCCTGCAAAACCACCCATCTGTCCAAACATTCCACCAATACCACCACCAAGGCCACCAGCTATCGCACCTATTGGACCTTGCCCGAATAGTAGAGGAAAACCACCACTTATCGCTGCACTTCCGAAGTCAAAACCTCTCCTTGGGCCAAACCTTCTCCTTAAGTTTCCAAAAGTATTTGGACTTGATCCTGCTGGACCTTGTAAAAGTCTGCCACTTCTACTGAAATTTAAAGCTGAACTTCCTCCCGTAGGATCAAACGCTTGACCAAACATTCTCGGACCTTGCATTGGAAGTTGAGGTCCAAATTGTGCTGCTGTAAAACCTGTATCTCCAATCATTCTTGCTAATTTTCTTGCATGGGCTACTCCAGCTTTAGCGGATGCTTGGTTTGCTTTCATTGATGCTGTTGCAAATTTAGCTGATCTCTCCTCTGCTCTAGCTTTTCGTTCAGTGTGTTTAGCTGCTATGTCTGCTGATGTTTCTAATCTTTTTATTCCTTTAAGTTGTGCGTTTAGCATCTTGCTATCGGGAAGAGCAAGCATACCACCTTTAGCAGCAACCTTATCTGCTTTATTAAGTATTGGGTTTATTGTTCTCGCAAATTTTCGTGTCTTTATTCCTAAATCTCTAAGAAGCTGATCGTCTGCATCGGTTGTTAATATTCTTTTTTTACTTCCTGTGGTTTTTCTGCCTAAATTAGATATTCCATCGCCTATTGTTTTTAAATCTCTTTTTACTTGAGCAGTATTTAATTTTATATTTACGCTATATTCAGATGCCACTGATTTTTGCAGAATACACGGATATTAGAAGTTTAGCGTACTTTGCGAACTTGGGCTTGTCTTTTTGCCTTTTCGTAGGCTTCTTCTTCTCGTTCAGCTTTAATTGTAAAGTAAGCGTTCCATCCGTATAATTCTTGGACCGACATTCTTTCTTGTAATTCTTTGAATGTGTAGCCTAGTTGTTCTGCAATAAAAAACTGTAAATATACAAAATTATCGTCTTTTATTTTAGCTTTTTACGGCATCGGGGCTTTCCTCCTCGCCCACTCCCTGCATTTTAGTCATTATGTCTAACAAAACTGACATTGGAATTTCTCTTCTAAGTGCTGGTAAATCTGCTGATGTAAATATTTTTGTACCTGATTCATCTTCGGCTTTTGTGACAATAACTTGAAGAGCAAAGTCTAAATTACCTTCTTCTTTACCCTTGTTCATAGCTATTAGTGTACTGTTTATAGTGTCTCTATCAGCTATTGTAAGAGGCGACCAGAATATTTTTAGAACCAGTTCTTCTCCTTTAAAAATAGAGTAGCTACTGCGTTCTTGGACACTAAAAGCAGCTTTTAGTTTGTCGATTGCTCTTTCTGTTGGCATAAAAAATTGTATTTATTCTTGTAGTATAACTCAAAGTATAAATTTAAGCACTCGTGCCTTTGTTCATTGTGTAGTTACGCTTTGGTTTGAACCCTGCTATTTGAAATCCCTTATTAATGTCTTTTTCTAAAAAATTATTTTTTAAATAAATAAAATACCAATTAGGAACATTAGGTGTAGGTGTTGTCTTTCTTTTTTGCTCAAATAACTCAAAATACATAAGATTAGGTTCATAAGGACTTTTTTCTTGGTTAATTACAAATGCTGCATATTCCGCTTTGTTGCCTACATAAAGAGATTTAAGTAAAGAAATGTACCTAGGCTTTTGCCTTACTGGTGCTTTACGACCTGTTTTTTGAGCACCATCAAGATCCCTTCTTGGAACTGTGGGTATAACTGGAGCACCTTTAACTTCCCAAGCGGTGTTAAATGTTCCACTAAACCAAGGACTTCGATTTTGTAGGGAATAGTGAATTTCGGATGCTGCTTCTGCCCTGCCTTTAACAATCAGACCAGCTAAATCATTTGGTAGGTGTTTTAAATCTTTTACTCTACGCATTGGCTGTAAAATCGCAGTTTATTACGCTCATAAAATGACTTTGATCTTCTGTTACTACAGATGACGGTCCACTGATTTCAGTTACTCGTGGGGTTACAGAAAAAGTATCTGTGTAGTTGGAGGCATTTACAGAAGTAAGACCAGTAATAACTGATTCTGAAATTGCAGCAGCTACAGCAGTTCCTTTGTTAGATGGTGTCATAACTGCACATCTTATTGTTCCTGCGTAGTAATCAACTGCTGCACCTTGAAACTGAGTTGTAGATTGGGTGAAGTCTAAGTTTACCATTACATATTTTTTCGTTTTACCTGGAGTTGTGAAAGGCATATTGTCGAACACAACTGTTACTGTGTTGTCAGCAGTTGTTACTGCATTTTTGATTGCGGTTTCAAATGCTGCTCTTGCGTTTACTAAGCTCATTAGAAAATAACGTCAACTCTGAATAGATACTCCTGACCACCACGCAAAGTTCTTACATCTGTAATCTTTGCAACTCTGGTCGATCCAGAAAATGTGAGGGTGATCTCATCTGATAGTAGCGGTTGGCTATCTCCTATAAGATCAGGTGTTATAAAAATTCTAGCTACGTTTTCCTGATAGCCAGTTTCTTCAGTGGATTGTATGAACTCTACGGGAACTTTTATCGTATAGCTTGTGTCACTGGTAGTTACTGCACCAGTAGATGTGTTGTAAGAAGCTGATGCCTGTCTTGTATAAACAATAGTTGTGTCTAATGAGTCTCCTAGCTGAGACACCACCTGTTTGGCTACGTTTTTTAATAGTGAATCTAGTTGTCCTGCCATTATCCTCT